ACGGTCCATTGGGGACTCTTGGGTCATGCCAGCAAACTGTTCAGGCATTGTAGCTGGCTTAGGAGCTGCTGCTTGAGCAGCCATGTCAGCATCAATACCTTCGTTAGCCATTCCATTCTTATCTATCTTAGCACGGACAGATTCAGGAGTTATGTTACGAAGACCTGGATCGACGGTTTCAACAACCTTCTTAATACCCTTACCAACATACTTAGCTCCAGGAATACCTACTCCATAGCCCAAGATGTCAGCACCAAGCATACCCATACCAGCGACGTTAGGACTAGCTCCAGCTTCCTCTGCTTTCCTGCCTAGATATTCAATACCTTGTCCAGGAAGGCTAGCTATGTCCATTACAGCTTTATAACCTGGATTGTTTTGTATGCCAAATGACCTACCCATAGAAGGAACAATGTCCTCTACAGCTTCTTGACCCGCAGTACGCAACTCTTTAAAGTTCAATTCAGGAGCAGCCATTTTAGCCATGCCAGAAGCACCAATGCTCACTAAACCTTTAGGGATACCAGTTAAAACGTCACCAATACCTGCAAGAGTACCACCAGTATTTTTAGCAAACTGAGTAGCAGCATCCAACCCTTGGTCAATTAAAGAAGGGCTTTCTGCTTTTCCTAAGTGACCCTTAATCTTGGCAATAGCCTGTTCATTAGACAAGCCATCAGGCAGGTCGTAATGTTGTCCTTGAAATTGATAAACAGGCATTGATTTTCCTTAATCGAGTTTAATTGGGTTTTCTGCTGTGCCCTTTTTAGGGCCACCACCACCCAAAACTGAGGGAGTGTTTATTGTTGGTAAACCAGTCATAGCACCAGGGTCTATTTTACCCTGAGATGCTGCATTCTTAGCGTTGAGGTTTAGTTGCTCATAAGTCTGTGCCATTTGTAGATACTTGGCTTTATCCACTGGATCAGCTTCCATCTCAGCCATAACACTGAATGCAACAGCTGCTTTCTCATAACTAAGTTTACCGCCTTGAACTTGTGAAACAATGTCAGTGGCTTTCTTCTTAGCATTAGCGATGTTCTCACGAGAAGTAGCACCAATACGAGCAACTTCTTTTGATGTTTCACCAGAAAGCCTAAGACCTTCAAGGTGAGAATACACTGAGCTTTCCTGCTTCATGACATTCTCTCTAAAGCTGTTTAACACTTTAGGAATGTCTTGTCCATTAACAGAAGACAATTGATTCCACAATCCTGCAATGGTGGGACTATTTATATTAATGCCATTATCCACAGCATACTGCTTTAATGCAGCATGTCGTTGTACAGGAGGAACAGTGGATAAGTATGTAGAAGCAGCACCTAACAATTGACTAGAACGCTGCAAGTTTTTAACTTGATTTTCTAAAGGAGCAGCTTCAAGTTCTAGTTTAGTCTTTTTATTAGCAAGGCCACCCGTCTCAAGAGCAAGTTTTCCTGTATCCAGAGATTGTTGTTTAGCTTGTAAATCCAAAGGATTCATCAACTTTTGTTGAGCAGTCCTTTGCATAATCTCATCCATCTGTGCTTGACGCATAGCTTGTTGAGATTCTTGTTCGTTCTGAGTATCCCGCATTTGCATGCCTGTAAGCATGGCTCCGCCTGCGGGTCCTAGGTTTTGAAACATAGAACTTAAATCCATAATGTTTCCTTATTCTATGGGAGTGGCACGTGAACGTGGTCTTTGTGAATACATAGCCAAAGCTAGCGGAGTATTGAACATACCATATTGGTTGCTCATTGACTGGTTAGCCAAAGTGTTTTGTGAACCTTGTAACTGAGTAAGAGAGTTCATACGCATTTTAGCAAGAGTAGCAGCTAAGTCATTAGCACGGGTGCCATATTGACTGTTACGTCCAGCAGCAGCATCTTTACGAGCCATTGCTTGTGCCATTTGATTGTACTCAGCAGAACCTGGAGCATACATGTTCATGATGTCAGCACGGTTTTGATTGTACAAACCTTCTTGCTTCTTAGCCATTTTGTTTTTGGCATACATGTCATACAAACTACCGCCTGCATACATTGCAGGAATTGGGTTTTTCATTGCCCAGTTTCCAACAGATTTGACACCACCTAAAGCAGAGTTTCCTAAATCACTTAATGAAAAAGGAATACCTCCCTCAGCGCGTACATCACCATAATCATATATGGGGTTGCTGCCTTCAGAAGGAATAGTTGTGCTAGTAATTTTACCTTCTGAATTCATATAACCACGAGGGGTTACAGAACCTTCTGATGGGCCTCTATTTAAAGGCTGCCCGTAGTCATCCATTTCTCCTGGAAAATTGCTTCCTTGTGAGACATCACCATAGTCATAGATAGGATTGCTAGGACCCTGTGTCACATCGCTTAATGTTGCAGTATCAGCAGCATTAGCCATTTCGGCTGCGGCTTGAGCATCAGAGACATAGCCTACCGTGTCTGCTGCACCACCTGCAGCATTCATTGCCGCTATTTGTTCTGCATCTGAAACATATCCCACACCTCCGTCGGTGGGCATTCCATTAGCCATCATTGCTAGCCTTGCTGCAGTGGTCCATCCACCTGGAATGGTTTCTGCAACTGTGTCGTCTAAATCAGCAAGTGCATCACCTGCACTGCTAAATAGGTCGTCTACTGGGTTTGATCCACCGCACATTATGCATTCTCCTTATTGAATATATATCCCATAGTGTTGTATCCTAAGCGGGTATACATACCCTGTATCTTGTCCATGTTAATACCAGTCGTGTGACCGATGACGATTGAGGTTGCTTTGTTATCTTTAGACCATTTTTCAAAGTTCTTAAAGAGTCTGACAAACAAGGGAGACCCTCGATGTTCAGGTTTAACAAACATAACCATGTCAGAAGCTACCAGTTCATCTGAGAAATATTGCTCACTTATACGTCCAAGAATAACACCTTCAATGCGTCCTTCTTTTTTAGAATAAGTAATAAATATCTTGTTAGGATGTACTCGTGTTGCCAAAAGCACTTTGCTCAACTTAGAGCGATCAAACTTCTTGTGTCTGTAATGAGGAGATTCTTTAACAACTTCTTCACCAATAGTTAGAAGCTGTTCCAAATCCTCATCCATAAGTTGTGTATAAATCATGCTAAGAGTACCGATTTCATTGTACCAGCGTCGTTAGTCCAAAGTTTAACTAAACCAGTTGTTGTGTTTTTATACACAGCTGCTTTACTAGCAGCAATGTCGGAAGTAGTAGGATCACCAGACAAACTTTGAACAGCTAACAAATTAGCTGAACCTGTTGTATTTTGATTCCATGTAGGAACTGTTCCTGACAGTTTACTGTAATCTATTGAAGTAATCCATGATGGATTGGCATAAGAACCATTAGTGTAAACACCATTAGTTACTGTACCAGCATTACCAGAAATATTAGGCAGGGCAGTTACATTTGTTGCTTCAGCAGAAGAAATGTGGTATTGTCCTGTTCCTAAGATGTTAGTTAGCAGTCCGTGGTTCTTATTCTGTAAATCAGCAATGGAGCTACCAGCTTTGTTAACAAGGTCCCAAGAAACAGAACCTGTAGTACTAAGTAAGATGTACAACTGGTTATACCATGCTGTCCAAGCAAAGTCACCAGACTCAGCTCTTGTGGGAGGGGGAGGAAGACCACCGCCAGCCATTATGTATTACCTTTATTAATGTCCACTTCTAGACCTTCTAAACGAAGGAGATAGGGCATGCTGTATGTTATTTTAAAAGCTCGTCGTCTAAACTGTCCAAGCTGATCTAGTTTAGGAAGATCGGTTGTATAGTTTAACGCTCTTGCTGTGCTAAATGTATTGTAGTCATCATCTGACCATTGAACATTAACAGTAATACCACTTCCTGTACTTGGAACATCTCCAATTAAAGAAAGGCGATACATAAATTTACGGTTAATGGTATCAAAGTCCAACTTAGTAGTAGTAAAAACACAACTGATGGCTGTTCCAGCGTCAGTAAAGATCGTTTCATCCATTGTGTAAACTTTACCGTTTGACTTATCAAGCAGGTAAGCGCTTCCGTTAGGACCGTCTGTACCGTGAGCACATAGGAACGCTCCTGATGCTGTACTCCACTCGTGCCACATTTTTGTATCAAAGCTGTATACCAATGTTCTGTTAGTTAAACAAACGACATAACATTTCTGTCCTGCCACACGAACACAAAAAGCTTGTGCATTAGGTAGGTTAGCACCTTCTGCAAGAAGAGCACTCTTTACAGCAGGAATACCCACTTCAGCAGCTTTAAATCCGTCGATAGTCCACACCGTGTGACCACCATTGTTTGTCTCACCAATCATGATGACTTCTGTTTCTGTTTGTACAACAGAGTCTCTAGCAGCACAACCAAACTGTTGCACAGCGGAGTCATGACGTCCTAGGGGACTTCCTGTAGCATTAGCTACGTCGTATAAATATTCAACGCTAGCAGAACCAATTGCATAAATGTAGTTGTTGTTTTTAGACAACGCTACAATAAGGTCAGGATACATCTCAGCAGAGATATAGTCTCCTGCTGTCCATGATGCAGG